GAAGCATATGACGAAATTAACGAAGGCACTAATCACGTGGTTATCGCAACCTATGGAGTTGCGGCGGTGGGAATTAATATTCCACGTATTTTTAATCTCGTGCTTATTGAGCCTGGCAAGTCATTCGTTCGTGTAATACAATCAATTGGTAGAGGCGTTAGGAAGGCAAAAGATAAAGACTTCGTACAAATATGGGATCTTACATCAACTTGTAAGTTCGCGAAGCGCCACCTTACTCAACGTAAGAAATTCTATAAGGAGGCTCAATACCCATTTACTATTGAAAAAATCGAATGGAACTAGAATGAAAATATTAACCTTAGAGAACACAGGATTGGATCTAAATACACTACCTGATCAAATAGAAGAAGACATAAGATTCAGCGTACTTGATAATTCAGATTCAGCAAACCCTGATTTCTTTTTCATTCCATTAATATTTTTAGAATCATTTAGCTCACCGAGTGTGGTTCTGGATATAGGTGGATTTGAAATACAAATGCCAATTGATTGGCACATTGCTGTCGGATGTAGCGACAGTGGTAATGACATAGAAATATTACCTTTGACTAGTATAGGAGATAGAGGCTTTGAAGCTTTCTTGTTTAATCCACTTACCAGTTTCAAACCTGACTTCACTCATGTAAAGGTAATTAATTATTATAATGACGTCAAATGGTACTTTCCTAAAGTAAGAAATGGACACTTGTTGAGTGTTCCTGTACAAGATAAGAAAGAACCTCTTTGTGCATACTTTATAAAAGATGTAACAAGACAGACTGAGGTCATAAAGTACGGAGAGCTATTTTAATGAAAGCAGGTAAGATTTGGGGACAAACTGAACTAATACATGCTAATGGTGTATTAGAGTTCCATAGGATTGAATATAAAGCAGGTTATAAATGTAGTGAACATGAACACAAATTTAAGTGGAATGGATTTTTCGTTGAATCAGGGAAAATGCTAGTTCGTGTTTGGCAAGATGGAGAACAAAAAGGTCTTGTAGATGAAACAATTTTAAATGCTGGTGACTTTACTAGAGTCAAGCCTGGAATGGTACATCAGTTTGAAGGTCTTGAAGATGGTGTAGCATTTGAACTATACTGGGCTGAATTTAACCATGATGATATCGTAAGACGTACCCAAGGTACAAAGGCCAAACATGGATGACCAAAAAGTCTATTGTAAAGCAAGGACTGATACCGGGCCAAGCCCTTATATACGAACGAGCTAATGGCGTGACCTATGCCCGTTATAGAGACCCTCCACATAATATGATAGAACGCTGGGTAGTAGGTGGTGAACCAAAAGCAGTAGCTGAAGCAATGGGCATAATTGATTATGACGAATGGAAAGATATAATGATGACAGCAGAAGGTAATGTCACGCTACAAAAATTAATTAAAAAGTTACGACAAACATATTACTTAATCAAGGAACCGAATGAGTGATTATCCAGAAACAATAATTTATGTAGATGGTCCTGGAGTATCGTGTATGGGCGAAGCAATGGATCATCCTAAGGTATATTATAGCGTTCCTGAAGAAGGTTATGTAAAGTGTAATTACTGTGATATAAAATTTATGCGGAAGAAAAAGGAAGATGATAATGACAAAGCCTAACACAACTTTTAAGTTATCAATAAGAGATGTAGAAATAATAGAACAAGCACTTAGAAACAAGGCAGGAAGAAGAGGCCTTGCTATTGCACAAGGAGATACATCACCAGAACTAAAAGCTGAGATGTACGAGATTCAAGAGGTGCTTGGCAGGATACATGAACAGAAAAACTTTTATGCCAAGTTTAAAGATGGCAAACCATATGTGAGCGGATGATGAGAATAATAGCAGGACCTTGTCAACACGAAAGCAAAGAACAATCATTAGAAATAGCACAACACTGTGCAACCATTTGTGCAAATTATGGCTTTGATTATATTTTCAAAGCAAGTTTTGATAAAGCAAATAGATCAAGTATTAAAGGTGTGCGTGGTAGATATGATAACATGCACGATAGATTATACACGTTTCTTGACGACATGTCACATATACCCGCAAAAAAACTGACAGACGTACATGAAACATGGCAAGTAAAAGAAGTTGAAAAAGACATTGATGTAATACAAATACCTGCGTTCCTATGCAGACAAACTGATTTGATTAGAACAGCATGTCAAACAGATTGTATAGTAAATATAAAGAAGGGGCAGTTCCTTGCACCGTGGGATGTCAAAGGCATTCTTTCAAAGACAGAAGGAGCAAAGGATGTTTGGATTACTGAACGAGGAACCAGTTTTGGGTATAATACTTTGGTTGTCGACTTCACTGGGATGGCTTATTTGCTTGAAAGCCTCGGGAGTAACTTTGTCTTCGATGTTACTCATTCAGTACAGAAGCCGGGCGGAGCAGGTAGTTCTAGTGGCGGTGATCGTACTATGGTTCCTGGCTTGGTTCGGGCCGCTTCCGCTCTTGGTGTATCCAGTTTCTTTTTAGAAGTTCATCCTGATCCTGATAATGCACCTAGCGATGGTCCTAACATGATTTACTTAGAAGACTTTGAAAAAATTGTAAAGGATATACATGAGTACAGCTATACTAATTCCTGCTAGATTACAAAGCTCAAGACTAGCAAACAAAATGTTAGTTGAGTTAGATGGTAAACCACTCATACAGAGAGTATTTGATATCTGTAATCAAACAGACTTTAACACATACGTTGTAACAGATAGTTTAGAAATAGCAGAACTTTGTCCAAACTTTATTTTAACTGACAAAGCAAGTAATGGTACAGAAAGATGTGCATTAGCGGCCAGAGATTTAAACTATGACAATTATATTAATGTGCAAGGTGATATGCCGGACATTACACCCGAAATGATTCACACAGTTGCAGATTATCTTAAGCACTATCCTATTACAACATTATACACAGATATGACTGAAGAAGATCAAAATAAACCTAGTTCCGTTAAGATGGTACGTGCAGGTGATCAAGCTCTCTGGTTTGGTAGAGGGATGACAGGATATGGAGATTGGCATTTAGGAGTGTACGGATATAGATCAGATGCACTACAACTATATCCTGAGTTAGAAGTTACAAAGGAAGAACGAATAGAAAAATTAGAACAGCTTAGGTGGCTGAAAGCAGGTTGGACCATAGGTTGTACAAGAGTAGATTTCAGTGGAGTAGAAATAAACACTCAAGAAGATATCTATCTATGGAATTATAAAAATGAGCGAAAATTGTATCCGCCAGTCGGCCTTTCCTAAAGTTAAAAACTTTCGAACATACATTGTTGTAGGAGCTCGTAGTGGAGAAACTTCTGTACCATTTATATCAGACTTTTCAAGAGTATATGCGTTTGAACCAAATCCAAAATTAAATTTAGTCATACCAAACACTGTAAAGATGTTTCCATATAAACTAGGTGATATAGAAATGGAAACAGTTCTAAATGTTTCTTCATCAACACAATACAGTGTTACTCAAAAAACCTTAGATAGTTTTGATTTTGATAATGTCGATCTTATAAAAATTGATGTAGGTTATTCTGAATTAGATGTTTTGCAGGGTGCTGTAAATACAATAGTAAAATGGCATCCAGTAGTAGTGTTCAAACACGATTTAGCGGTTGACTTTTTCAATAAATTAAGTTATAATGTAAAATATTATAAGAATGATTGGATAGCTTGGTATGAATAAATTGCCTTTAAAAGATGTACTTGCGGCCATTGATATGGGTGCAAAAGAAATATGGGATGAATTATCTAATGACGAAAAGAAGCAGGTAAGTTTTTTCTTACTCAATAGATATGTCAGTTCACAAAAAGGTGTAAGAGATAGCCAAGAACTAGCCGTATTCAAAACAAATGAATACTACAACAAAAACTTTTTCAACATACAAAAACACAAAAAGTTGTTATGGCAACTTTTATGTATATCAGGAAACACAAAAAATATTCAGTATCATGAATGGATAGGATACAAACACAAAAAGGGCGATAATTCAAAAGCAGTAAAGTTTTTGCAAAAATTATATCCTAATAAAAAACAAGACGAAATCGATATGTTAGCAAAACTTTCTACAAAAAAAGAACTTATGCAACTTGCTAAAGACAATGGTATAGATGAGGTAAAACTTTGAAAAGGTTGTTTGCATTTGGTTGTAGTTACACAAAATATTTCTATCCTACATGGGCAGATATATTAATTTCAAATTACGAACATGGTTGGAATTGCGGACATATTGGCAGTAGTAATCAATTAATATCTAATAGGATTTGGGAAACATTTACAAAAACTGATTTGACAGATCAAGATGTAATAATTATTAATTGGACAAATTATTTTAGAGAAGATAGATATCACACAGAAAGTGGCTGGCATACTCCTGGAAATATTTTTAACAATCTAACACAAAGAGGATTCACATTAAATAACTTTAGTTACAAGTCAGATATTGATTGGGCCGATCTAAAACATTACGTATATAGAGATTGTAATATTATAACAAGTACCTTAGAAGGATTAGCTAATACAGATGCAACAGTAATAAGCACTTGTATCAATAATCCTTACACAGACAAGTTACTACTTGAACAAGACAAACTAAAAGGTTTATTACAAAATTATAAAAAATGGTTGACTCCACAAGTCAAAACAATATCAGAACATTGTTACTATCCAGAAGTCGAAAAGGACAAGACAAGATTACAATATAATAATAACGGTACTTGGATTATAGAAGACCATCCATTACCAAAAGAACATTTATCATATGCAACAGAAGTGTTGGCTCCTGAACTAGGAATAACCATTTCTCAAGCTACACATGATTGGATTGATAAAGTAGAAAAGGATTTAAGAAGCACGGAGAACTTACAATATGATTCAGTATTTGATGGATCGACAAGCAAAGCCAGATGGATTATTTAGAAAAATGGAAATAAAGAAACCTTATAAATGCGAATACTGTGGAGCTTCTTTTACAAAAGAAAAAACACTTTCAGTCCATATGTGTGAAAAGAAACGTAGGCATTTGCAAAAAGGTGAAAAACATGTGCAGTTGGGTTATTATGCATTTACAAGATTTTATAAATTAAGTGCAGGCACTAAAACTGATAAAACATATGAACAGTTTTGCGACAGTCCATATTACAATGCATTTGTAAAATTTGGTAGTTGGTTAAACAATGTAAATCCTTTGTACATGGAAAGATACATTGACTGGGTGGTAACAAGTGGAAAGAAACTTGATCATTGGTGTAGAGATGAATTATATGAAATATATGTAAACGAGTTGGTGCTGAAAGAAAGCATGGAGACAGCCGTTGAAAGAACTATAGATACTATGATGTCTTGGGGAGAAGAAAAAGAAGCACCCTGGAATGATTATTTTAGACATGCAACATTAAACAGGGTAACAAGAGATATCAAAGACGGTAAGATAAGTCCTTGGCTGATGTTAAATTGTACAAGTGGAAAAGGCATGTTAGCACAATTTAATGATGAGCAATTAGAATTTGTATACAGTGTACTAGATCCAAAACACTGGGCTATGAAGTTTAAAAAGAAGCCGGCAGATGTTGAAGTTGTGAAAGAAGTAGCAAAGGAATCAAAATTATGAAAACTGTAATATGTGATATTGATGGAACTATCTTTGAATACGTCAAAGGTGGTCATTATGATCTAGTTTATAGAGAAGCTAAATTATTACCTGGCGTTAGAAAAAAGTTTCAGGAATGGGAAGTAAAGGGTTGTAGAATCGTGCTTATCACTGGTAGACGTGAAAGTGTCAGAGAAGTTACTGAAAGAGCTTTGAGAAAAGCAGGCATTCCTTTTGACATGCTAATTATGGGCTTTGCAGATACAGGCAGAGTTTTGATTAATGATATCAATTGGAAGGGCAAGGTAAAAGCCCATGCAGTAAATATGAAGCGTGACGAAGGTTTTGAAAATATAAATTGGGAAGAATACGAACTATGATGAAAACACACCTACTTGGAAACGAGCATCAATGGATAATCGAAACACACTATGAAGATAAAGAAGAGTTTGATTTTCATTGGGATAAGAAAATCTTTCCTGCAGAAACTAGAACAGATGTGAGTGATCAAACTACTACCTATCGTGGAGCACAATGGAACATACATCCGGATGCTTTTGTAAACGAATGGAAATTCAAGCCATTTCTACAAGATAAGATAGACGAAGTAGGCTTAAATATAGAGCTAACTGATCTTTGTGCATTGTGGACTGTTGAATACAGAAAGGGAGGTTGGCAGAAGGCCCATAGGCATAGTGATGCAAGTGTTAAAAAAGTAAGTGCAGTTGTATATCTAACTGATGCTGATCCAGACGAAAGTGCATTCCACGGAGCAACTTTTGCCTTTTTATATGACGGCAATGGTAACACACATGACCTATGTTATAAGCCTGCAAGAGGAGATGTGCTTATGTTTAAGAGTACAGTATTGCATGGAGCATATCCGGTGAGAGATAACAAAAGAGTTTTTGTTGTTGATTATTTTTATAAGGATAAAAAATGATAAAAACTGTAACTAATTTTGTAAAAGAGAGTTATCAAAACAGCAAGGTAGCTTTCTTTTGTGAAATGGCAGAAGCAACACTATTGATAAGTGCAAGTGCAATCTTAACTTACACTGTGTTAAATCCTGCCACAAAAATCTTTATCCCTTTGTACTTGGCAGGAAGTATATTAGGGATAATTAGTGCTGTAATAAGAAGAGCGGCATTTGTAATAGTATTATGCAGTTGGTTTACTATTATGAATGTAATTGCATTATGGAGACTATTTTTATGAAACTAGAACTAATCAAAGCACCAAGCGATTGGTTAACAAAGAAGATGGAGCCAATCGATGTAAACAATCCGCCCTATGATCTTAAAGAATTAAAAACAGAAATGTTTAGAATTATGAGAGCTAATCTTGGAATTGGACTATCTGCTAACCAAGTAGGGATTGACGGAAGAGTATTTGTGTTTTATAATAACAACACAAACAATCATTTGGAAAGAGATATGATGTGTATCAATCCAGAAATAATTGAAGATAAAGGTGAACCAGTAAGTATGTTTGAAGGTTGCCTAAGTTTTCCAGGAGTTACTATTCCGGTTATTAGAACAAATAAGATAAGAGCAAGATGGACGACAATCAATGGCAAGGTAGTTGAAGAAGACTTCTTCGGTTACGATGCTAGATGTATTTTACATGAGATTGATCATCTTGACGGGATAACATTTGACCAACATGTTTCGCCAATGGTATGGAAAGAAGCAGTTGACAAAGCAAAGAAGGAAACTGATGCCTGATATAGATATCGACTTTGCTGATAGGAACGAAATACTTGGTAAATTAAAACACCGTGTTGCAAAACTTGACACAGGTAAAAAACACAACACTGGTGTTTACGTTACTGAGATTCCTCATAATCCTGTTGACATGTTGTCTACTATTGATTATGAAACAGCAGAAGATAGAGGCTATTTCAAACTAGATTTTCTAAACGTTAGCATTTATGAAAAAGTGAAAGACGAAGATCATCTTAAAGAACTTATGAATAAGGAACCATTATGGGAACTGTTAGAAACAAAGGACTTTTGCGATCTCGTCTTTCATGTATCAGGTCATCATGCACTAATAAAAAAACTAAAGCCAAGAAGCAAAGAACAATTGGCCGCCGTATTGGCTATCATAAGACCAGCAAAGAGACATCTTCAAGACTCGGACTGGACTACTATCAGTAAAGAAGTTTGGACAAAACCAAAAGACGGTGAATACTATTTTAAGAAAGCACACGCAGTTGCATACGCACATGCAATAGTTGTGCATATGAATTTAATTTGTGAGGAACTGAATGCAGTGGGAAATGTCAGATTACAGGAACAAGGATCCTAAGAGAGACACAACCTGGCTTGAATGGCAAGTGCCAAAAGATCTTGTAGCAGGTTACATATTCAAGTTAACCTTCTGGACCTTCATACTTCCTATCGTATTGTTCAACGCACTCCTGGCTCCAATACCATTCGCATTAACTATACTATTACTAGATTATACGTCTTATATTAAATGGAAAAATGATTAGCTACGAGCAGGCTTTTTAAGCAACTGTACTGATTTTCTTTTCACTCTTTTTATAGATAACTTATTAAGATTTACTGTAGGCCCAAAGCTCACTTTAACATCTTTGCTGTTCATTGTCATAAGCACATATTTAAATTTTAACATATCCTTCTGAAGGAATATGTTTATAGGAATCATTCTATTTGATTCCCACCACCATACTTCGCCTAATTCAATAAATCTAGCTCTTTCTTCTTCTGTTTGTAGGTTAGTAAACACATACATGCTTGTAATAAAAGCATCTTGGTTGTTAATAATGCCCACGTATTCAGATCCGCCGTATGTTACGACACTTAAAAACGGGAACTTTTCTTCTATATCTTTTCTCAACATGTTGTAATAAATACTTATACAAAGGAATTGCTATGCAACTTGTACCTAGATATTTAGTCACTAACAGAACTGTTGTCGTCTCAGATGACACAGGTAACCAAACGGAGTATAATAAAGTGTATCAGAGAAACATAAAAATAGCAAAGGGTATAGATAATGTTATACGCTTTGTAATTAAAAATCACGATCAAAAACCACTGTCTATATTAAACACATATACACCATACGTAGAAGTGTTTACAGAAGACAACATAATGCTTAAGAAGTACATTGGCACAATTAAAGAAACATCAACGCCTTCTTATAAAGGACAGTTTGAAATAAACATAACAAGTAGTGACACTTTAAACCTTAATGCTCAATATCTTACATACACTGTTTATCTACGTAACACAAGCAATTCTGATACACTAACTTACGCAGATTCACAATATGGGGTTCCAGGTACAATTGAACTTACTAACGAAGCATTTCCAGGTGCAATAGATTCCAAGACAGTGTCAACGTTTATCAACAGCATCAGTTCTGTAGTAGATGCACAACCTGACATTAACTCAAATAATGCGTTACATACCGCGGCTATATATTCAACAGGCTTTGCAGGTACTGTAAAAGTGCAAGGAACTTTGGACGATAGTACAACCGACTCATGGTTTGATATAGATACTGTTACATTTACTGGATCTGAAACTCAACCAAAACCTAGTAACTTTAACGGAGTATTCAGTTACATACGATTTGCAGTTGCAAATGATTCTGGAAATTCTGGAACAATTGATAAGATTTTAGTCAGAAACTAGTTGACATTAAGGACATTTGATACTATAATACAAGTATGAATGTAGTATATGAAACTCTGATATCTCACCTTCCTGCGAAACGCAAGACTACTCCTAGTGGTTGGTTAAGTTTCAATGCACCTTGTTGTGTGCATAATGGTACAGGTGCAGATACAAGACAACGTGGAGGCATCATAAACAACGAATCAGATGGCACAAGCTATCATTGTTTTAACTGCGGATACAAAGCAAGTTGGAAGCCAGGTAGACGTGTTACATATAAAATGAAACGTTTGATGCAATGGTTAAATGTTCCAGATGATACTATTACAAAAATTAGTTTAGCAGTTTTAGACACACAGTCTATAGAATTACAAGAAGAAATATCTTTACCTAAGTTTGAAATAAAACAACTACCAGAGGGTGCAAAGCCATTACAAGAATGGGCAGACTATTGTGCAATGGAACCAACAGGTGTAGATGAAAACCTATTTAAGGTATTTGAATATCTACAATCAAGACAACTTTACTTTGATGATTATAACTTTCATTGGTCTCCGTTATCAGGATATAGAGATAGACTTATAGTTCCTTTTTATCATAACAAACAAGTTGTAGGATACACAGCAAGAAAAATAAAAAATGGTAATCCGAAATACATAAGTGATCAACAACCAGGATATGTTTTCAATCTTGACAATCAAAAATATGGCAGAGTTTATACTGTGGTTGTTGAAGGTCCTTTTGATGCAATAGCTGTCGAAGGTGTTGCATTGCTTGGAAATGAAATCAAAGATCAACAAGCAAGGTTAATTAATAGTTTAAATACTAAAGTGATAGTTGTTCCTGACAGAGATGATGCAGGTAAAAATATTGTTAAACAAGCTATTGCAAACGGATGGGGCGTTAGTATGCCACCGTGGGATATGGAAATAAAAGATGTTAACGAAGCAGTACAGAAATATGGAAAAATATATACACTGCATACTATCGTTGGCTATGCAGAATTTAATGAACTCAAAATACAACTAGGAGCAAAAAAATGGTTTGGTTAAAGGCGTTTTGGGATTGGATTACATTTCCAATTAGATTCTATATTGAATACTTTAAGGAAAAGAAAGTAGAACGAGATAGAATAAAAAAAATTAAGGAACTACAAAAAAGAGATCCTTTTATCTACAAGTAGAAAGGTAGGTGACACAATTGATGACTGAGTTTACAAAAGGCATATACAATGTGCTAAAAAATAAATTAGACGAAAGCGTTGCTTTAGCAATAATTTTCTTTATAGGTCATATATTAATTGCTATGGTAGTAGTCAGTATTATTACAGGTGCAAGTATTTGGGAAGCTGGAGCAGTTGCATTGATAGAGCCTGCTGTTAATTCTGTGTGGTTCTACGTTTTACATAAACTTTGGAAAAAGTATGCAAGATGAATTATTACTTTTGGTTTTAAGTTTTATTCTGTTGTTCGTAGTAGGATTTCATGCATACGAGCAAAAGACAAACAAACCAAAAACAAAGATAGTTAAAAAATACTATCATATTAATTTTTAAGGAGATGGTATGATTACTTGGGGAATGGTTGGCAATAGTCATGACGCCAGCATGGCCTGTTTTATAGATGACAAACCTTATTGGGCTTGTATGGCAAAAGATTTCGATCATGCAAAAATGAAAGATAGTCATCCAGACTTTCACTGGACAATGATAGAAGTTGCAAACCAAAGTTATGGCAGACCTGATAAAATTGTTTGGTATGAAAAGCCTTTTTGGAAAACAACAAGACAATGGTGGGCAGGACAGGGTTGGCTGTCTAGAGAAAATGATATTAAGAAATATTTGAGTAATTGGGGAATAACTGCTCCTATTGAGTATGCTTGGCATCATCATGCACATGCGGCCTATGGTTATTACACAAGTGGATTTGACAATGCAACAATATTGTGTATGGACAGCATAGGTGAATGGGAATGTTTAACAATATGGTCCGGTGAAGGAGACAAACTTAAAAAAGTCTTTTCACAAAAATATCCACACAGTGTGGGTTTATTCTACAGTGCAATGACACAACGATGTGGATTGGAACCTAATAAAGAAGAATATGCTGTTGCAAATTTAGGTAAAGGTGCTAAAGGTATGTATGTGGACTTGTTACAAAAAACTGTGGTAAGCGATGCACTCGACGGGCACATGCCTGGTGTACATTTTAAATTTAATTTGCATAGAGGCGGAAAACATATATTGCCTAATTTAGATGACAATATAGAAATGGCTTTTGCAACACAGACAGTATATGAAAGAATACTGAAATCAAATTCAGATTGGTGTAAGAAAAGATTGCCTAGCAAAAATTTAATTATAACGGGTGGCTGTGCTTTGAACAAACAAGCTAACCAAAAAATTGAAAAGGATTGGAAGAATATTTATGTACCACGAAACCCAGGTGATCCGGGTTCGTGTATTGGAGCAGTTGCATCAAAACTAAAAAAACATCTTGACTATGATGAGAAAATATGGTATAATAAATAGGATGAAAATAGATTTTAAAATGACAGATGCAAAGGTTCTAAAGAAAGTGACTCCAAAAGGCGATCTAAGTTGGTACATAAAATGGACGGCCAGTTTCATAATACTAATTGGAATGGTACTTACAAGTATTACAGGAATGGAACCATGGAATCTTATGTTCCATTTTGTAGGAGTACTAGGTTGGGGGATCGTTGGTATGTTATGGCACGACAGAGCTTTGATCTTTATTAATAGTATTGCTATGTTTATATTTGCAGTAGGTATTGGAAAATATTATGTTGGATAATGTAAACCAAAAATTAAACACACAATATCCAAAACTTATACATGCAGTATCTGGTAATTCAGATCTGTCGGATGAAGCCAAGCTGGCTGTGGTATATAAATTTGTTGAAACATTAGAAGAATTAGTAAAGGCATTAGATGAAACAAAACACTGATTATGGATATGATATACAAAAAGTATATTTAGAAATGATGCTGAGTGATGCAGAAAGTTTCGTAAGATGCCAGGGCATATTTGACAGCAGTTTATTTGATAGAAGATTACAAAAGGCCGCACAGTTTTTATATGACTATGTAGGAGAACATAACATACTGCCTACAGGTGAAATGGTAAACGCGGCATGCCAAACACAGTTAGAAATTCCTACAGGATTACAAGAAAGCCATTATGATTGGCTACTTGCAGACTTTGAAACATTTAGTAGACACAAAGCATTAGAAAGAGCAATACTTGAAAGTGCTGACTTGCTTGAAAAGGGTGAGTATGGTCCTGTTGAAGCAAAGATTAAAAACGCAGTACAGATAGGACTACAGAAAGATCTTGGTACAGACTATTGGATCAATCCTAAAGAAAGATTACTTGCAATTAAAAATAATAATGGACAAGTAAGCACTGGCTGGGAAAGTCTTGACAAGAAATTGTTTGGAGGATTCAACAGAGGTGAACTGAATATATTTGCAGGCGGTTCAGGTGCAGGTAAGAGTTTGTTCTTAGCAAACTTGGGTGTGAACTGGGCAATGGCAGGTATGAATGTATTGTATCTTACATTTGAACTTTCTGAAAACTTGGTTAGTATGCGTGTAGATAGTATGGTGACAGATATTCCAACAAGAGACATATTCAAAGATGTAGACGAAGTTGAAATGAAAGTTAAAATGATTGGCAAGAAGGCAGGAGCCTTCCAAGTCAAATACATGCCAAGTGGTAAGACGCCTAATGACATTAGAGCATATCTAAAAGAATATGAAATCAAAATGAACAAGAAGGTTGATGTGTTGTTGATTGACTATCTTGATCTTATGATGCCAAATGGTGCAAAGGTAAGTGCAGAGAACTTGTTTATCAAAGACAAATTTGTATCTGAAGAACTACGTAACTTGGCTATGGAATTGAACTGTATATTTGTAACAGCATCGCAGTTGAATCGAGCAAGTGTTGAAGAAATTGAATTTGATCATTCGCATATCAGTGGCGGCTTGAGTAAGATACAAACAGCAGATAACGTGGTAGGTATCTTTACAAGTAGAGCTATGCGTGAACGTGGTAGATATCAGATACAGTTAATGAAGACTAGAAGCAGTTCTGGTGTTGGTGCAAAGATAGATTTAGAGTTTGACGTAGACAGTTTGCGTATTAGAGATCTTGCAGATGACGATGATTATCAAGAGTTTGATAAACGTAAGTCTACAATATATGAAGGGCTAAAAAGAACAAGCATGAATACAAAAGAAGAAGATGGAGAAGCTACTGTAGATCCAAAAGCAGGCGATTCAGTAGGCAAAATAAAAGCAGAAGCAGACTCTACAAAACTTAGATCTTTCTTAGCCAATCTAGGTTCTGACGAAGAATAGCCAATACATAAATACTTTGCTTAGGCACATAGGCAAATGGAGGCTATAATGAAAACAGACTTAGAAAACATACAACTACTCTTGAATCGATTTAAAAGGCCTATACCGAAAGGTGAAGATTACGAGAATAGACTCGCAGAAGAATTTGAATTGATACTAAATCAGAGATTCACTGATTACTTCCTACAAATATGCGACATAATTGATTTAACAGAAGATCTTACACACATGACTCGTGGATCAGCAGGTAGCAGTTTGGTCTGCTATCTACTTGGTATTACAGATGTTGATCCAATCAAATGGAACATACCTGTTGCACGTTTTATGAATCCATTACGTGATGACTTGCCAGACGTAGACATTGATTTTGAACATTGGCAACAAGGTGAAGTCATGCAACGCATATTTAAAAAGTGGCCAGGTAAGACTGCACGGCTATCTAACTATGTAATGTTTAGAGAAAAGAGTGCAAAGAAAGAAGCGGCAAAACGTCTTGGTGCAACCGGTAACCTTCCAAGAAACTTTACATATGAATCTGTAGGAGTTGATCCTAAAGAAGCAAAACGCATTGAACGTAAACTGATAGGTAAGAAACGTGCTATATCAAAACACTGTGGCGGTATAGTTATGTTTACAAGACAACTGCCAAAGTCACTTATATCACAGGACAATCAAATACTGTTAGACAAATATGAAGTAGAAGACTTAGAACATTTAAAAGTTGATATACTTGCAAATAGAGGACTCTCGCAACTGTTAGAAATCGATGAACTAACACAACTGCGACACTATCCAGAAACTGATGAAGCAACAAGTGAACTACTGTGCAGAGGAGATGTACTAGGAGTAACACAAGGAGAGTCGCCAGCCATGCGAAGATTGTTTAGGGCTCTTCAACCCAAGTCAGTATACGACTGTGTTTTTGCAACTGCCATGATAAGACCTGTAGCAATGAGTGGCAGACAAAAGGCCGCTATGTTCCAAGACTGGTCACAAGAAGCAGTACAAGACAGCATTGTATTTGAAGACGATGCTATAGATATAATAAGTAATATCATTGGTGTTGACATGTACGAAGCTGACATGTATAGGAGAGCATTTGCTAAAAAGAATGATGAAAAGATTCTTGAGTTTGTTGAAAAAATGGGAGGCCATCCGCGTAAGCAAGAAGCTATGGCGGCGCTTCAAGAACTATCAGGATTCGGCCTTTGTAGAGCTCATGC